TATAATTCAACACGCCCTGACGGATGCGTTCACGTTCCTCATCGGAAATAACGCGGGACTTAAATGCCGCTTTACGATCTTCCGTCCACTTGGCCCGCATTTTGGCGCGAGTATCTTCCGTGTGGCGTTTGCCCTTCATGGCCGGGATATTCCCCTTCGGAACTCCATCACCACCGGCTGTAATGTTGTATCCCATCGGGGTGCGAGTGCCCTCTTGTTCGATCAAGATGCGCTCAAGCTCACCAAGCTCCTTACGGGTCATGCCAGGAACCAATTGGGCAACTTCACGTACTTCAAACGATTGAAAGCCGTATTTGCGAAGCGCACTCATAAAAGCGCCCGCACCGCCATGACGCGCTAAATACTTATGGCCCTGCCAACGACGCGCCAACGTGCCCTGCGTCAAGCCGATATAACGCTTGCCGTTAGCAACATTGGTGATTTCGTAGACAATTCCCATTTTACGCCACCACGGCGGGCAATTGAGGTTGCGCGGGAGGCGGGGGACCACCGGCAGGGGCAGCACCGCCACCACCGGGGGGAAACATCGAATTGAGAACGTCTTGGGGAGCTTTCGCAGCGGTGTCGCGTGCAGCCTGTTGAAGCTGTGTCGCCTGGACACCGGGAATGTTCGGAATTTTCTCGATCAGCTTATTCATCTGACCGGCAAGTTTGAAAACTTCATTATACGCCTCAGTACCCATCGGAATGACAGGGAGGATTTCGTTAATGAGTTTCGCGGCGGAATGGAGTTTTTGCGCAGCCTGAGCCAATGTGCCAGCGTGCCCTTGAGGGGCTACGGCAGGGCCGGAATGTGGTGCAGCGGTGGGTACAGGTGACGCATTAGGTGGTAGCATTATCCTTTTCGGGCAATTTGGGGAGGGTCGGTAATTACTTCCCCTCCCCTATGCCAATTAGCGAGCCTTACGCTTGCCGTGACGCCGAGCTTTAGCCATGGTTAAGTCTCCGTTATTCCGTAGGAACAGACTATCCGTTCCAGGTCAGCCTGTTAGGGCGGATAGGTGGAGTATACCCAAATGAAAAGAGTTGCGCAATACGGATTTTATAAGTTCGTAAATCGGCAATAGTTGCTAGTGGTGACTTTTCTTTTTCATCGCCTCTTGCGGATGTTTTGCCGCAAACTCAGCCGCCGCCGCTTCACGTTCAATCTCCGCTGCGATCAGTTCATCTTCCCTTGGCGGGTGAAGGGCTTTGATAAGGTCTTCCTTGGACATTGCCCCTGCCTTGAACAAGGCCAGCATCTTTTCCTCGTGTTCTTTGATGAACGCGGGGGAAGCCGAGTGAGCATCAACTTGAACCGTAAAATTGCTAGGTATGTCGGCCAACAAGAATTGTACTGGGGCCATGGTACGAGCGGGGGCTTCCTCAACATTACCCGGAGTCGCCGCTTTCGATTCAACACCGGCATGAGCTTGATTAACCCATGCGGTGTACATATTACCATCTTGGGCTTTCATAATCTGCATACCGAGATTGGCAATATCGGAGACGCTGCGTTCAATCCGCAATGCTCTGTCCTTGAAGTGAGGCGAACCCGTCCTAACCAATGTTTCGGCATGGGCTTGGGCGCGCACACCTTCCTCACCACGACCGGCGAGGGTAGCTGTAATGCCCGACACTTCATCAAAGATGCCTTCAATCTCGTGCAAAGACTGAAATAACGTATCCGGCATTTTCGGATCAAGCGTTTCGATCTTGGCCGTGGGATTGGGTTCGGTCATGTACCCACCCGGTTTATTCAACCGAGCGGCAGCGTTTTGAGTGACGCCAGAGAACCCTGTAAACGATCTTGGGGGTTGTTCTTGACGGCGAAGAATAAGGTTAATGCCGTCAATTCTCCGGTTCAGGGTCATCTGTAACAGAGCGATACGGGAAATCTCGCTCATGCCCCAAAAATAGCCAGCGATGGGGTTGGAACAGAACTCTACAAACGGATGCAAGCCCTTCAACGGATTGTTGGGGTTATTGTCGCCTTTTTTCGATTTATCTCCGTAATCAATGGCGTCTGCGAACAAATTACGGTGGGTTTTGTCACCATAAATAACGCCGTCTTCCGTGCCGGAAATCATCTGGATTGTGGTGTAATCTTCTCTCTCGTCGTCCTTAACCCACAATTCATCAACTTGAACTAAACGAGCGGCAACTTCCGGGGAGAGATAAGGGCTTCCTGCCCCCATCCAATTCACAAAGCCTCGATTGGTGTTTTGCTGCCCGGATGACTGAGCCTGATAGGGATACAGGCCACCAAGAACAACTTGCTTGAGCATGTTGTTACCCGGATCGTCGGCAGCTTTTCCCACTGACATGGTTTGCGCCGCTTTTCGGATCAGTCTTGCCCTATCAGGGTGAGTGCTGACCAATCCGGCAAACGAATCAATCGTGTACCATGTGGTATGAGTGAAACATTGTTGGCTATCCAACGTATCGAACGCCTCGACCTCAACGCCCATAACTTCCGGCTGAATGAGATAGGGTTGAAACCCGCCCTTACCCCAAAGCAATTTAACGAAAGTCTTTCCCTTAATCAAAGACCAAAGAACTGCGTCTTCAACAATGGAATCGACAGATCCGTCTTTCATGCGACGGCGAAGCTCATCAACCCCCCTTTCTCCAATGGCCCGTTCCGTCTTTCCTGCAGGTCCGTTAGTTTCCATATAGAAGCGAAGATCGGACGGCGAATAGAGCCACGCGGCTTGCTTGTCGATTGATATATAGGTTTTGTTATATGTTTGGGGATTGCCGTCTTGATCGCCCGTCATAAACAGATTGCGGTAAGACGTGCCGCGCATGACCCGCTCATTACGGGACGCGCTGCACCGAGTGATCAATTCCCTGGCAAACCCGCCAATGTCACGATTTGGAAGCCTCATGCTCCTTTTTCGGGGCCGAAACCCAATATGATCGAAGCCATCAAGTCGCGCCTTTTCCTTGGTCCCGCATCAAGGAACCGTGATACTTATGCCGTCCAATATGGCCCAAAGGAACGTCAGGGCAAATGAACAGCTCGCCCCCTATCTTACGCCATCTGTGACAAAACGCATAGTCTTCCGCCATGTAAAAATCATTAATCACGATAGGCGCAAAAAGTGCCACAGATTTTTTGCCATCAGAACCGACGAACGCCACGTCCTTATAATGATCTACCATCTTCTCCAATGCAGCACGTTGGAACAACATAAATGCCGCCCCCACATGGTTAACATTTGCTGCGCCGGAATCCATGTCAATGGTGATCGGCAGGAACTTTCCTTCGTCGTCAACCTTTGAACACGCAAAGCGAAGCGGATAAGATTTCTTCGGACCCGCAACGGCAACGATGGGTTTGTTGGCATAAACCAGCCGATGAAGCGCGGCAGGTTCCCACGTCATATCGTCATCGATCATCAGCAGGTGAGTGTGACGGGTCTTCAAGAACTCCGTGACGATGTGTGACCGTGCCAAGGCAATATCCGCGTTGAATTGTTCAAACGAGATTTCTACCGGAACTTTCCTGTCGTTCAATTCCCGCATGGTGGAAAGAATGGAACACATAAATTCCGTATCGACCTTGCCGGAAATGTTGGGCACGGAAATCAAGAGAGACATTCCGGCATAATCCGGTTCAACGATCTTGACGCCGTACTTCGTCATCACGTCTTTGAACTTCTTTGCCAATTGCGGGACAATGGGGGCTGGCATAAATGGGCCAACATCATTGTGCCTTGGAAGTTGGAGCATGAGCGGACGCCACGTTGATGTTGATATGGCTGTGGCGGCGATCCGAGAAATATCTTGATAGAAGCCAGATTCGACCAATCGAATAGGGCCAACTGCTTCGAGAATATCCCGGCTGATAACGATAGCGCCCTTGCGCCAATCGCCTTCACGGGCTTCAATCGACGTGATGATTTCCCACGGATTGCATTGCGAGGCCAATTCCAAATCCCACCGGGGAGATTGCGGAACTTGATCGTCAAAAAGAATGCCAAGCCATTCGTCATCACTGGCGATTGAACTCATATCAATGGCTTGCGCCTTGTTAGTCTGTATCCATCCCGGACGCATAGAATCGGCGGGGATTTCAAAATCACCCAAGCAAAGAACCGCAATGCGGGATTCACAGCCTTGCTCAAGCGTCCCCTTGTAGAATTTCTTAAAGTTTGCCGCGCTTCTGGTGATGACGACAAAACCGCCTTTAGATGGGTTCATTTTCTATTCCTTCGGTATAACGGTCATGCG